TGGTTTTTTCCAGAATTCCGCTGAGTAAGTTCCGTCCGGGTTTTTATGGTAAGTGATTGAGCCGATCCACTTCGCGAGGCTGTAACGCTCTCGCTGCATCTCGCCAGTCGTCCATCCGAGGGCGTCTGCGCCTTCTTCGGCGGCGGCAATGATGGCGCGCTTCATCAAAAGTTTTTTCCAACTGGCGCCCTTGAAAGGCGCATCGGGGACCGCGTCCTTCTGTTTGTCCGTATCGGCGTTTAACTCGTCTATGATGTCGAGTTGCAAATTTTGGGCGTCTTTCTCGGAAATATTCGGGTCAACGCCAAACTCTTCAAACGATTTCGGGTCCAAGTCTTGCCTCCGAGCAAGGACGGTGTTGAGCCAATCGTGCTTGCGAGTGAGGAATTCGCGCTGTTGGGCGGACATCAATTCGCTTTGATACCCGGACTTCGCCCCTTCTTGGTGAAGATCCGATTGAATTTCTTCGACGAAGAAAAGAGTCTGTCCGTCGAGGGTCTTACGAGTCTTGACTCGCATGTGGGCGATAAGGTTCTCGTTGTTCTTGGAATCGTCGAAGTGTGGCGACTCATAGCCGGGTGTGGTCGTCCTCGACCGCAAGTCTCTCCACTCTTGACTTTCCTCGGCAGTTGCCTTGTTGTTAAACTCTTGGATGCTGCCATACTTGGCAACCATCTTGGCCCTGTAATCCTCAAAAGCGGCAACGTTTGCTTCATGTTCCGGCGGAACGGGAAAGTCAGGCAGCCGGACCAAGATTTCCCGGTAGTCCCAGCCGCCGGGGAGAGTCCATTTCGCATACTGCGCTTCACCTTCTCCGGGCTCCGGAGTGTAACGGTCCTCAACTGCTTGCTGAGCCATCTCAGGAGTCTGAAACTTTCCGCCAATTCGGCTCCCGCCGCCAGAATAAGCCGCATAGTAAATGTCCGGCTCCGGCATTTCCGTTCCCTCTTCATAAGCCTTTTCGAGGGCTCCCTTGTTGGCCACTTCGGCGTAAACCGTGCCGTAAGATTCTCCGGTGTCGCCTCTATAGAGTTCCCAGTAAGGCAATGTGCCGCCCCAGTCGGTTTCGTTATCGCCGTCGCTCCAACTTGGGCGCTCGCCCTCGGTTAGGGTAAGCTCCTCAAGCTTGACTTGGTTCGCGACGATGAAGTCTTCAACTTCGCCTTTAGTAACCGTGGTCTTGCCTTCAGCCTTCCGCTTGTCGAGCCATTGATTGAGCCCAGTCCACTGCGCTTGCTCTTTCGTGCCGCTGACTTTCTCAAGGTGCTTCTTGAGTTGGTCGAGGGTGCCCTTTTCCTGCCAGGTTGACAGCGCATCAAGGATGTTATCCCGTAACATCCCTTCGCCTTGAGTGTATCCGCCTTTTCCGACGTGATAACCACCGAAAAGCTCCGGATGTTCTTTCTTCTCCTTCGGAGCATATTGGCCCTCCGCCTTCGGACGGATTAAGTTCTCCACGTCAACGAAAGTAGGTTGACCCGCTCTTTCCTCGGCTCGAATCATCTCTTGGGCTTCGGGGACTGTCATTCCCTCGCCCATTATGTTGCGTATCCCCGTATCGCCGAAGACGCGTTCTCGAATCCCGAGCGGCTGAGGAGCGACGACCATGCCGCTGAGGAGCCGGATTCCGTCATCTTGCAGCGCGTTGGCCGCTTCGCGATACAATACTTCACCGATGCCCCGGCCTTGATAGTCTTTTACGACATCGACAGCGGACACTCTCGCCCGCGTCTTATCCAACTCAGAGGGAGTCACGATAATTTCGCCGACAAGCTTACCATCCTTTGTCGCCTTGACGAAAAATTCCCCGCCCTTGCTGGATGTGACGAAATCGAAGCCTTCCTTTTCAAGTTCTTTGCCCTTCTTCGAGGTCGGGGAATACTGGCCCTCGGCCTTCGGGCGGATGGCGTTCTTGATTTCGGCATAGAATGCTTCCGCCGGATTCTTCCGCTTCTCCTCGATGTAGGCAGCGGCTTCTTCCGGGGAAATCCCGACGCCTTCACCGGTCTCAATCTGCGAACCTCCGAAAACACGCTCGCGGAGTCCGGGGATGGACGGATGAACCGCCATGCCTTCAATCTGCGTCACGCCGTCGTCTTGCAGAGTGTTCGCAAGCTCGCGATACATCGCCTCGGCGATGCCACGCCGTCGCATTGATTCGCCAGTTGAAGACTTCTCAACCGTCTTGATGTTCCCGATATAGGCAGTCTTCGCGTCCTTGTTCTGTGCAGACTGAAGTTCTCCGACTTGCTCGCCGTCCTTCCAGACTTCGACCGTGCGGACCCCCTTCTGTCCGGTAACGCGAAACTCGAAACCTTCCTCTTCGAGGCGCTTGCCAAAAGAGGATGTTGCTGGCGAAGTTTTCGCCTCGGTGAGCACCTTTGCCTCGCTCGGCTCCCTCACCGGCTCAATCGGGAGCGCCTCCGCCGGCTTCGCCGCCGCTCGGACCACCTCACCGAGGGGCGGTTGAAATTCGGGCTCATACTTACGAACCTCGCGCAGCGCGCCGGGCTCGCCGGCTTTCCCGTCAATCATCTCACCCGTGGCGACTTCATACGCCTCTCGCGCGGTTTGCGCCCGGGTGATGTAGTCCATCGCAAGATCGGCGTCTTTCACGGTCATGGCCTCATGCGCTGCCATGCGGAGGGCTTCATACGTCGAGCGGAATATTGCCGCATCGCTTTGGCTTGTTGCCGACGCGCCTCGCTCCGCTGCCCAGCCAGATGCCCCGCTGCCGAAACGACCTTGAAGACTTCGGGGGCCGCGCTCGAATTCCTCGCGCGTCATTGTCGCCAAGTCCCGGACCGCCTCGCCTGCCGGTGAAGCTTGGACGCCGCCGAGGGCGCCCATGTTCAGCCCGGCGACATCCTCGGACATCAACTCACCGTGTCTTGGATTCGCTTGACCTTGTCCGGCTGCCTCGGCAATCCTTCCGGCTTCAATTCGATCCACGAAACGAAAGCCTTCAGCGCCGGGGTCCTTGACAAGGAAACCCTCTTCAAAACGGTCCATCACCGCCCCATAATTCGGGGCCTTATAGTCCTCGATGCCGGCCACGCCGTCAATCGGCCCATTGTCAAAAACCCGGTCATACGCCATCACGTGCATAAAACCCGGGTAAGTCTTCCCGGTCGTTTTGTCACGCACCGCCGCAGCCCGGATGACCGGAATGTCATCGCGGTTCGATGGAGAGAACTGCCCGCCGATAAGCTCGGTCCGGGCCTTCGGGGAAAGCCCGCCTGCGAGGGTGAGGATGTTTCCGGCAACAACCGGCTGCTCCGGCGCTGCTTCGACCTTGGCGAGATGCTCGACGTTGAGCCTCTGAAGCACCGAGAATAGCTCCGGCTTGACGCCAAGCTGGCGCATCTTCGCGCGGAAAGGATTCGTCTCGGCGACAGCGATGCCTTCGACGCCCTTCGCCCGCGCAGCTTCCCCCGTATAAACTGGAGCACCGGGAATCGCACTCACCCGCCCGGGAATCGTGGCCTCGGAAACTTTCTGCCCGATGACGTTCATCGGGATTTGTGGGCCAGCCGCGACACGCGCCGTCTTCGGTGTGGTGTCCGGAGCCATGAGATAGTTAATCACGTCGGCCCGGTCCTGCGGCAACTGTTCCGGTGACGGAGTAGTTTTTTCAGGCACGCGGTAGCCGCCTGCCTCAATCTGTTGCTTAAACACCTCAGCGCCGATAGCGGCGCCGGGCTCGATACCGCTCGCGCCGTATCCGGCGAGGTAGTTCCGAGAGGCAATCTGCAAGTCGTTCCGCAGTTGCCGCCAGCCATCCGGCGTCAATTCGCCATTGACAATGGGGTAAGGGCTCTCGGCAACGGCGCCGGCAGCCTGAAGAGCCTTCGCCCACCGGACCGCATTCGCCGCGAAAACCAGAGGATTCCACGTCTTGACCTGGGGGCCGCGCGAGGACGGCGACAATCCGTAAGCGAAAAAGAGCCGCTCCCAAAGCGGACGCTCCGACTCGGGGATGGCTCGCGCCGCTTCGATGGCGGCTTTGCGGGCCTTGACCTCGGACACTGGGGCCGCGCTCGACAAGTCGGCATCGGTCGTCCCGGGGGCCGTCCGATACCATGCCTTGAGCATACCGCCGCCTTTGCGAATCGTGTCGGCGATGATTTCGGTAATCTGCCGCGCATTCTGGGCCTCGGCAGCCGGGACCACGGCGTCAACCGGCGGAGGGGTGTCCGTGGCCTGTTCAACCGCGCGAGTAATAGCTCTCTCTTCCCTCGGCGCCGTCGGGGGCCGTTTGCCGGCGGCAGCGCGCCGGGCCTCGACCTCGACGATGGCGGCGCGCTCCGGGGAGCGGAGGATGTCCGCGAGGGCGATTTCATTCGCCCGTTGCACCCGGGCGCTCGATTCCAGACCAAGGCCAAGCTCAGTCTGCCCAAGCAAGTTGACCCCTAGGCGTTCCGCCAACCCGGCGATGCCGAAAGCGATGGTGCGATACAGGTCGGGCTTCTGGCCGGCTTGCTCCGCGCGGCTGCCAAAGCTGTTGGCAATATTCTCGGCGGAGAGTTCCCGGAGCATGTAGGTTTCCGCGTCGGAGATGTGCTTCGGGAGGGTGTCCTTGTTGAAGTAATCGCGCCAGTTTGCCAACTGGTCGGGAGTAAGCTCGGGCATTAGCCGGCTGAGATACCGTTGCGCGAAAGCCTCAAGCTCCGGCCCTTCATATTGGCTTCGGGTGAGCGCGTCGAGGGACTTGTTCACGGACTCCGGGAGGACCGCTTGAATCGCGTGTCCTACATCATGCGCCATGCCGGGCTCGCCGAACGCGAAGACGATTTTTTGCGGGTTGCCGTCGCGGTCTCGGAGCGTGGTTGTGAAAACGGCGTTTTGCGCGGCATATTCTGCTGCTTGCTCCGGCGTGATAGTGACGCCGTTCTGCTTGGCCGCTTCAACAATCGTCGCGGGGGCGTCCTTCGGGTCGAGGAAGTAGAGTTGCGCGCCCAGTTTTCGGCCCAGCGCCCGGAGGAAGTTGACCCGATTCTGAACGTCGGGGCCGGCGAGCTTCATCGCCTCGGTGTGCGCTCGGTCAAGAACAGGGGATGAGCCGTAAGCGGGGTCAGTCGGGACCGTCTCAGTCAATGGACGTTCGCCCACCAGTTCGCCGCCGACGACCCGGCGCATGGCAACCGGCAGCCCCTTGAAAAGCCGCAAGGTCCCCATGAAAACAGGGATGTCCGTCGGAGTCTCACCTTCCGGCGTCGTCGCGAGTGCGGTCGCAACGTCCAACCCGAGCCCGCCCGGTCCGAGGGCCTTGCCAACGGAGTCGTTGAACGCCTTCGCAAAATCCGCCGCGCGGCTTTGCGCGATGGTGCGCGAGACGCCGGGAGCCGCTGCTGCTCCAACCGCCTCGACCGCCTGCCCGACCTTCGCGGCGCCGGCTGCCGTCAGCCGGGCCGCAACTACCTTGGCCCCGCCGGCGAGTCCGCCCGTGAACATGCCGGCGATGGTCCCGGCGGTCGTCCCGATATTCACCCCCGGAATCTTGTGGAGAATCTTCTCCGGCAGTTGAAGGGCCTTCCCGACGGTCTCGACGGTGCCGGCAGTCGCCCGCTGGGCGAGGTCCGCCAGCCCGGCCTTGGCCGATTGTAGCGCGGCCAGGGTGGACGCAGTCTGGGACTTGGCAACGGCTTCCTCCGCTGCCTGGACGGCCTGCTCTGCCTGCCGTAACGCTTGCGCGTTCTCCGCAGTGGCGAAGCCCAAAGCCCGCTTCTCCGCAGTGGTGTAGGCGCCACGGGCTTCAACGAGCCCGTCGGCCAGCTTGGCGGCTTCAGTGTTTGCCAAGAACTTCTTGGCCGCAGCAGAGCCGGCATGAATTCCCTCGAAAAGCTTCCCGTAAGTCAGCCAGGAAGCGAGCCCGCCTTCTTGGGCGCGGGCGACTTCCTCTGGTCGAATCGGGGTGCCCCGGGCTTCCAGTTCCGTCAGCGTCGGTTGAAGAGCGACAGTCTCACCTTTAGAAAGCTCTTCAAGAGCCTGTTTGTCAGCGGCTCCCGCACGGAGGTTGGCAAGAACTTCCTGGGGGGACATCTCGTCCCACGATTTCGTAATGTGGAGCAGGCGCCCCAGCTTTCCGCCAATCCCTTTGGCGGTAGTCGCCAATCCCGCGACATCCGCCACGGTGCCCGCGAGGGCTTCCGTCGCTTCGCGCTGTGATTGCTCCCGCAAATTCTCAGCTACACTCTGGCCGGCGGCGGGCATCACATCGGGAATCAAACCCCCGGCAGTCCGGGCTTCCTCAGACACCGTCGCCCCAATATCATACGCCGTTATGGCAGGCTGTTCCAACCCCGTCAAAACCGTGCGCCCCAGATTGGTGAGCATTCGGGGAATGGTTTCGCCAGCCGTCGGAGGGCCGGCTTCGCCGCCTGCGGCCTTGGCGGCATAAGTCACCAGCCCAAACGGCGAAGCGAGAATCTCACCCGCCGCCTTGAGCCCGCCCTTCGCAAGCGTGCCCCACTGCATTGAACGCTGCTTAGCCTTCCGGGTAAGCTCAATCATCCGGGCCGTCTTCTTGGGGTCACTTTCGACGGCGACTTGGTTCTTGCGAAAGTAGTCTTCGACGTTGAAAGTCTTGTCCTCAAGAAGCTGGTCGTCCGTATAAACGTCGAGAGGGTCCGCTTCCTTCCATCCCGGGGGCGGGGCCTGCCGCTGCGCGGCGCGCTTTTCGGTGATGATTTGCGTAGCAGCTTGCCGCTGCGCAGGAGTCAATACCGCCTGAAAAGGCTCGGGGGTCGGGGCGGGAACGTATCCATTCTTGAAAGCTTCGGCTTCGTCTGGTGTGGCCGGGCGGTAGCCCGCCGCAGCGGCAGCCGCTTCGGCGTCTTTTGCGGCAGTCGCCGCACGGTCTGCTTGAAAGGTTTCGACCGCTGAGGGAGCCACGCCCGCCGCAAGCAATTCTTGGCTCTTGGCATCCGGTTGAAAAGTGCCGTCAGTCATCTTCAGAATGTTCCGGCGCTAGGCCGGATGTCAACTACTTCGCGGGAGTGTAGAGGATGCCCCCGACCTTAATAGGCTGTTTGGATGCCTTCACTTCGGCAGGGACTTCGGCCCACGTCGCGAATTCGGGAGCCGCAGCCGGCGCTCCGGGTGTGGCACCCGGAGCAGCGCCCGACAGTCGTTGAACAACCGCGCCGACATCCTCGGAGTCCGGGGGCACGGCGGCAGTGTCCGGCAATACGCTAGTCCCTTTGGGGAGGAGCCCTTGCAGAACTTGCTGGTTGGTTTGGTTCATCTTCTGCCAGAGGGAGAGATAACTCACCCAACGCTCGCGAGTAGAGCCCAGCGACGGGTAAGCCGCTTGAAGGAATCGGATGTCTTTGTCCGAGAGGTTGCCCTTCATTTGCATGGCACCTTCGAGAACCTTCCTCCCAACGAGCCCGCGCAGTTTGTCCTGCTCACTGTAAGCTTTGTCACCGACCCCAAAAAACGCCTTGGCCCGGTTGAGCAACTGTCCGAATTCAGAGCCCTGGAATGCCCCGACCGGAGCGGCAGGATTCTGAACGATGGCAAGCCCCTCGGCAACCGCCGAGTCCATCTCACGGGCGTTGTTGAGGGCTTGATTCGTTTTTGAGACAGTCTCCGCCTTGTCTTGCGCGGCTTTTTCAGCCTGCATCTTGGCCTGATAATCTATGCCGAGGTCGATGCCTCCGCCTTGGCCGGCGGGTTGCACAACGCCAACCGGAAGCGCCGCAGTGCCGGGCGCCGGGGCAACTCCCGGAGTGGAAGACGTTCCCGGAGCCATACCGCCGACGTAGTCAGAAAACGACCGAGTCGCCTTCAGGTTGAGCCCTTGCTGATATTCGGGGGTCAACTCCTGTCCAAACTTGTTGACGAAAACCAGACTCTTCTTGTAGTCTGGTCCGATTTTCTCCTTGCTGAGCCCGGGCACCGGGGTAAGCTCCTCCGTTGCCTTCTGCCGCTCGGCCATCCAAGCCGCCATCTTACCGCCCTGCTCCGCCATCGTGGCGTAATCAGTCGAGCCGTCCGGGAGCTTGGGGACCTGAGACACTCCCGCGACGGGGGCGAGAGCCTGCCAAAGCTTGATTCCCGGCCCATACTTCGACTCGGCGAGGGCCTCTTCGGTCTGTTGCTTCTTCAACTCGGCGAGCTTCGGAGCCATCGCCCTAGCCTCTTGCATGGCTCGGATGTCCAAGTCCGCCTTCATAGAGTTTCGCGCTGACGCGCGCTCCGCGATGTCACCCGCAGTAATGAGACCGGCCTGCATCATCTTTTGCATGCCGGCAACGGCGTCCTGTGAACCGAGGGCTGGCATTACCGCCGCGAGCGGCAACGCACTCTCGCCCATGATGTTTCTGTCTGTTCCGATAGGCATAACGTTTAGCGCACCAAAGATCGACTAACCCAGCCACTAGTTGACATCGGCGCCGAGCCGAGGGAAGCATGCGGGGCGATAGAACTTGCTGTCAGCGGATTTAGCCAATTCGCCGACATGGTCCTCAAATAATCAAGCTGAGTTCGGTCTAAGTCAGCTTGCTTGTTGGCTATTTGACCGAGGTAAGTGTCAGACCATCCTAGCGGTCCGCCCACCGTGGCAAGGTCTGCGCGATTCGCCTTTTGGCGTTGCCAATCCATCGTTTGACGGTCCTTCATTATCGTATCCCAGACCTGATTCCGTTGCTGAGCCTGGGAAAGCGCCGTGATGAGGTCCGCCTGATTGCCGCCCGCCGCCCCGCCCTGCGAAATCGCGAGATTGAGGGCTTGCGAAAGCGCGCGAACGGCGTCGCTTTGGTTGGCGTTGCTGACGAGCCCCTGAAGCGCCGCCGGAATGTCGGCGGTCATCGAACCAATTGAGCCCGCCGAGGTGCCCGCCGGGGTCGTCGCAGCAGCCGGGACCGCCGGAGCCGTCGGTTTGATTGTCCTCGGCGCAATATACGTCGAGTTCCAACCAGTCAAAGAAAATCGCGAAGGAGTTGCCATGTTACGCTCCGAAAACGTTGTTATAGAGCAGATTCATCCCCGCCGAATTCGCCCCAGCGACGGCTTGCCCGATTCCACCAAGCGCGCCGGACCAGACCGAACCGAGCCCTTTCGCGAGGTCCGCCCTTGCGGCTCCTTCCTGTGCCGTGAGGGACTGCTCCGCCCCCACGCGAGCCTTCAAGAGATTAAGCAGGTCGCCGCCGCTCATCCCGGATTCCGGAACGAGCGCGTTGGACGTGGTCAATGACGTGAGAGCGTTCTGCAAATTCTGCGTCTGAAGATTCTTCAACTGCGGAAACACCGAGGCAAGCAATTGCGCCCGACGGGTTGCAAGCTCGTCGGCGGTTTTCGTGAGATTCATTGCTTGATTCTCGCGCTGCTGTTGAAGCGCGATGCCAGCCTGCCCGAGAATCTTCTTGGCCGTCTCACCCGCAAGCCCCGAACGAGACGCGCCGACGCCAGAGGCAGTCGTCTTTTCGAGACCAGCCTTGATGATTTCGGCTTGCACGTCCGGGGGCAGCGTGGCACCGGCTGCCATCTGATCTAGCGCCCGGTCAATCAACGCGGTCTTCACCGCTTCGAGCCCGGCGCTGGGCTGCTGTATCTCCGAGATGAGTTGAGAGGCTAGGTCCTCGGCTGCCCCGCCCGGCTGCTGCAAGGCCCCAAGGATGTTGGAGCTTGCTTGATACCGAGCCGCGAGCAAGGCGGGATCAATCTTGCCTTGAAGGGCGAGCATTGACATAGCCCGCTGCCGGTCCGCCTCGGACACCATCGGCGCGACTTTTTCGGGCGCCAGTTCGCTGCGAATAAGTTCGCGCTGCTGATTGATGGCATCAATCTGCATTTTCATGGCGTCCTTCATGGCGTTGGACTGAATCGCCGCACCGCCAAGTTGCGTGAGCCCGCCGATCAAACTACCGACTCCGAAGTCAAACATATCTCTTGAGAAGTTCCGGTTTTTGTGCCAGTGTCAACGTGGTTTACAGTTTAACCAACGTCCAAAGGGCGATGGTCGGAGGATACGTAAGCGCAGAGCCGCTCAACGCCTTGATACCTTGCGTCTCCCCGAATACTTCATGGGCCTGCCGCTGGCTGATTGCGGCGTCAACCGCGAGGACCGTCTCAGGGGATGCCCCCGGGTCCCGCGTCGCCATGCTGATTGTCCGACCGCGCCACGTCTTCAACGCGTCGGCAGTCCCAAGGATTTCCCAGCCAGGGCTAAGCCGGAGGGCTTCCGTCGCAGTCTCGGAGAGCACATGCTTGATGTCGCCCGGCGAGCCGCTGACGGTCCGCCATGCGGCGCGCTCCCACCAGATTTCGCATCCGCAATCAGTGTCATAATACCGCTGAAGCGGCGTCGGGTCCGTCGGACGGTTGGCAGTCGTTCCGGATTGGATGATCTGCATGGAAGGCACCCAGACGTTGCCATTCCAAAAATACCAGTCCACCGGACGCCCGTTCTTGACCTTGAGCCAGACGGCGGGGGTCGTCGAAGTCGGGGCCGTCTCGCTCACGTGAAACCAAAGTGTTTCCGAGTCGGTAAGATTCTGCGGGACGTATCGCTTCGTTGACTCGTCCCACACATACCACTTGTCCCCTTCCTTCAGCCAGGGGCCTTGATTGCTCACGGGCTCCGCGTCCCCCGAGACAACGAAGACCAGTCCAGACGGCGATTTGATTTTCAGACGCGCAACAATCGCGGCCTGAAACTCCTGCGGGTCCCCCTGAAAATGCGCCGGCAGTGGCGCCGATTCGAGAACCAAGTTTGTGTCTTGCAAGCTCATAGTTACTCCGTTACCGGGATTTCTTCAATCAACACACAAGCCGGGCCTTCGCTGAAACCTCCATCCCGGAGATAGATTCCCTCGCCCGTGTCCCCTGTCTTCTTCAAACCGCGCCAATGAAAACTGTCCGCCCCGTAAACATCCAGAATCCACCCGCAACCATTCGTTGCTGTCGGGTGCGCCTGGGTGTAAGCTACTGTATGCCCGCCGGACAGCGCGTCCCATTGCAGCGTAGTGTAATCATATACGCTGCGAGTCGGAAAAGTTCCGGTCCACGTCTGAACGTCCGCCGGAAATCCACCCTTCACAACCACCCAGTTAGCAAATTGAAGCCCTCTCGGTTGCTGAACGCACCCGTCAAATTGCATGATTTTGAGGGTAATCGAATTCGTGTCGTTCAACGGATCGAACTGACTTATGGCAGTGAAACGTCCCCCCGTGTTCGTGTGCCAATTAGTCGGCGAGAAATACCACGGGCCAAGCGACAAGTCATTAAGAAAAATGCTGTCAAAATAAGCTTGAACGCCGGTAACTCCGTCGGCGGTGCAAACATTCCATCCTTCCCCCAAAGTCCCGACCGGCGGAAGCGTCCCGAAGGGAGGGAATGACGGACCCCAATTTTCTGCGAGCCCGGAATTTTGCAAATATGCCGTGTTGCAATCAAAAACAAACTCCTCATCTTCGAGGATGTTGACGATAACCTCACAATTGATTGGAAAGGCCGGAGTGCCGGAACAGATAACAAGGTCCCCGCGAATGAACCACCCGGAAACATAGGCCATTCCGTAAGCCCCCGGCGGATGGTCAACTTCACTAACGATAGCGCGCCTCCCGTAGAGTGTAGGCGGGTCCGGTGGATTCGGACAGGAAACCTCTTCCGTGAGCGAGACGGCGGAAAGGTCAAAATTCTCCCATTCAATCGGGATTGGCAACCCAGGATAAACCGGATGATCTCCCGGGTAAAGCGGAATACGGAAAGCTTCCGCACCTTCTGGAGCCGGGTCCCCTACGTCGTCACATCCCGGCGGAACAAAAGGCTCGACCGTCAAGTTACAGCAGCTTTCTATAGGGTCGCAATCTTCTTCCTCAATCACAGTTACCGTCACACAATACTGGCCTTCGTCATCACCCGGGGTTACGTTGTTCTTGACAATAGACGAAGGAGTCCCCGACGGAAGAATTTCCGACAAAATGACAATCGTATCTTTGGTCCAAACGTAATTCAGACTTTGAGCCGGGGTCATCTCCGCCGTAGCTGTAAGTATTACTGAGGTCCCCTCTTCCGCCAACATTGAAGACGGCAAAGCAAGGGAAAAGACCGGACAAATTGTCGCCTCGGTGGTGCAAACTGTTTCGCTCGGCTCCGACTCTCCTTCATCCGAAATAACCGTGACCCGATAGCAACCGGCCACATTGGTTTCCCAACTTGTCGCGTCGATGCACTCAGCGACAATTTCCCACTCATCGGTCTCTTTCAGCTTCCAAACCGAGTAACACAAAGCTCCCCTTACGGCATCCCATCGAAACGTAAACACGCCATCTTGATAGAAGGCTTCAAGAGTCTCGATTGATTCCTTGAGAATCGGGAGCAAACTAATAAACGGCGTGCTAGTGGACGAGAATTCGCCCTCACAAACCGGCGGACTTATGTAGTCAATCGGGAATCGGCGCCCCGTGATAACTTTTTGGTAATTAAAGTTCATCGGGATTGAAAGACTCTCCGTCGCTTAGTTGAGTCGGGGCCTCACGTTGATACTGGACTTCGGCTTGCCGCTCAGCAATGCGCGCCGCCATCTTGTCGGCATCCTGCTGAGAAATAATACTCCGAGCCCAGCCGGAGCCAGACACGGTGATTCCGTTCTTGACGATGACAACCGTTTGCGTGCTCTCGAAAAACGGAGAACCGTTTGCCAATGGCTCGACCGCCTCAACATAAGTGCTCGCCGTGGACGCCGCGCCGTCGAACCGGACCAAATTGGCGTCAGTCTCATCTTTCTCACACGTGCCAGACATAAGGTCAGTCGCCGTCGCCGGCTCGGCAAAAACTCGAATCCACTCAATTGCCGCCTCACCGCTGCCGACGATGCAGAATTGAAAAGAGGTGTCGTTTTCCTCTCGGTCTCCCTCGACCGGACAGGATTCATTCGCGTCGGGGCTCTTCTTCCGCACGTCCTCGGTGGTAATGGTGCGCGATTGCGGCTTGAGCCCAAAGAAGACGGTGCTCTCCGTAATAGGCACGTCCCAGCGAATGCAACCTTTTTCGGCGGCAATACGTTTGGTGAGACAACGTTTATACGGACCGCGATTAGCCCCAGCCCAGAAAACAGCCACGTCAAGAGGGCCAAGGATTTCAAGAAGCTGTGCCTGGGCGTAGCAAAGAGTCTTCTGCCGGCCCGGCGGGAAGTTCACTCCCGACAGCGCGCCGAAATAACCTCGCGTCTCCACGCTCCAAGTAATGTGGCAGCCATTATCCGTCCGGGACTCGGTGAACGATTCCCAGAGACGATTTTTCCCGTCCACGTCAACCGAGACGTGGAAGATTCGCTCCTTACCGTTGATGGTGCCATAGACCCATTGCACCGGACGGGTGCCCGTCCAGTAGCCGCCCCATGACGGGCCAGAAGAGTCTTGAAGACTCTCGACGCTGGCACCATCCATGACCCAGGTATGGGAATTGTAAACGTCACCGCTGGGGACCGACATCAAGAGGTAATTGCCAAACGTCGCACCGCATACCCCACCGAGATTGTCGGCGAGTCCGGCCTTGGACACGGCAAGCTCAATGTCGCGAATCGGCGTTCGGCCCGTCTGCTTCGAGAGAGCGGCGGCATCAAAACTAGTGAGCCCAGCCGGCGAAAACCACCAGAGTTTGCCGAATTGGGATACAACCGACCGCTGCGACGTGATGCCAATAGGAAATAGCTCTCGCTGGAAGCCGTCGGTCGTCGCCCACACTGCGCGATTGCGAACATGCGCTAAAACGAGATGAGTGGCGTTGTCAGTGCCCACAAGAAGCTCGGAGAACTCAAGCCCCGGCGTCTTAGCAAGCGCATTGACAGGCTCGGGGAATACCAAGCTCGACGCGCCGCCGAGATATTCGGCCTCACGGAACGAAAAAGGATTCGCGATGTCGCTCGCCCACACGCGCGAGCCCGTGGCAATCCAAAGCCTATCCCCAACCCAACACATCGGACCGCCAGCCGGGGTCTCGTAAGGGTTTTCTCGCACGTGTCCGGAATTAGACCCGTCGAACCAAGCCGGAGGGCTATAACCGCCGTCCTGAATGAAAAGCACATTGCGCGGGAGGATGAATTCAATCGCTGATTCAAGAGTGTGGTCCGCCCGGGTGACGGATTGTTCCGCAAGGCAAAAATACACGCGTTCAACATGCGGGGACAGAAGCACGTTGTCGAGCATTCGGAACGTGGTAAACGGCAGCGGGGCAACGTAAACGATGCCCGATATGACTATGACGAGAACCTCAGCCCCGACCTTCGGGCGAAAAAGCTCGGCACCTTGGAGCTTGCCGTCCGGAAGGCTGGTCCGGCAAATATGGCCCGGGCGCGTCTTCAAAACGCCGCCCCGGTTGACCATGTTGACCATGTTCCACACGTAGCCAGGAGCAAGTTGCGCGGGAGCCGCGTCCGACCGCGTCCCCCGGAAGAAAGTCACGTCTTGATCTTGGAGCTTCGGCGTGGGCATTATTCGACGCAGTCCGTTTGATCGTTGAGGTTGTTCCCAACATCGACAACTTGCAGAGGCATCATTGTCGGCGGGCTCGACGCGGTTTGCGCCTCGGTTTCGAGTCGCGCGGCGTTGGCCTCAAGCTGCATTGCGGACGGGAGGTCGAATTCCTTGTAACTCTTCACGGCCTGAAGCGAAAGCGTGAAAGCGAGTCGGCTTCGGAGCGGAATACGCTCATACATGCTTCGGATTTTCGGCCCGGTCTTTCGGTAAGTCATGCGGACCCAACTCGCCCGCCGGTTAAGCTTGATCCTCCGGTAACTCGGGTCCGTCTCATCGGGCTCATACACGCCGAGGATGGAGCCAGTGAGCCCTGAAAAATCAATCGTCATCAAGTCGATTGTGCCATCGGTCTCGGCCTTACGAATCCGAGTCACCCGCGCAAATTTCGGCATATCAGCATCACGGACAGGATATCCGAAAATCGTCGGAATCTGCCAACCATCTTGCCAAGCGCCGTCTCGCTCTTGCCGAATCGGACGCCCCTGCTCATCATAGCCGTAAACAATGAGCAGCGTCCCAGAATCAGACTCGCGCTGCAACCGGGCGCACAAATAAGACGGCGCATTCAACTCTTGATAGAGACACACAAGCCCTTGATCGTCCCAAGACCAAGAGCAAGGACAATCGGAAGTTCCCGGGCCGTTCAAGTGAAATTGAAAAAGCTGGTCCCGACCGAGCGCCGGCTTGCCATCAATGTTGATCGCAATAGGCGTGTCGATTTCGCGCGGCAACGTCACATAGCGCCCGTCAACGCAAATGTCAACCATCCCGGTGTAAGGATCAAAGAGCCCCTTGTTCGCGACGAGTTGAAGCGCGTCCTCAATCCATCTGAAATTTTTGGACTGATCGCAGACGCCGGAAATCGACTCGGCGTCTTCGTAAATGTCGGCGACTTGGAACACGATTATTCCCCCTTAACGTAGGTCTTTTTGTAGGAAGCAACCGCTTTGTCCATGTTGCGCTCGGTGTTCTCCTCGGGCTCACTCGACTCGTCTTCTTTCAGGTCGTCGATAGACCGCACTTCGAGCCGATAGGAACACGTCTTGCCGTTCTCAGTCTCGCGCTCCGTCTTCTCTTTCATCACGAAAGAAATAGTCATGGTGCCGGAGTCGGGGAGTTCAAGCTCGCCCTCGGCTTCGTCAATCCAGAGGGTCGGGTAAACCTTCTCAGTTTTCTTCGGTGAAATGGGCTCCGCGAGGGTGTCCATTTTTCGGCCAAGGTCAATGCTCTTCATCTCAGTATCGTTGCCATTTTCGACGCCGTGTCAACTCGTTTTCGGGAGGTCCGGGGGCGGTATCGTTGGGCTCGGTTTCTCGCGCGGGAAGCCGGCATAAAACCCGTCTCCATGCAACTGGGCAACCCGACGAAAATACCGGAGGTATTGAGGATAGATGGCTTCGACCGAATACCGATACACCGCGCGGGCTCGGATTTCGGACCGGTCAAGGGCGCTGACTTCCTTGCATGCGCCCACGAATTCGGCGAACATGGAGCAACGAAAGCCCGTATGCCCGTGTTCGATGGTCTCGGTGAAGCCGCCCCATGGCGACGCGATGACCGGTGTTCCGCAAAGCTGGGCCTCGACCGCCACGCAATTGAAGGGCTCGATATAGAGAGTCGGACAGAGGACCGCCCGGGCGCCGGCCATGACTTCGTTCCGGGCCTTCGTCGGGAGGGCTCCGAGGTATTCCGCCCCGAGTCCGATGAGCTTCTTGATGTCATCCTCAGACCCATGCCCGACGACCTTCAAAGGAAGCCCAGCAGCTTGAGCCACTTGACAGGCAAGAGCTACCCCCTTGGACTCGGTAATACGCCCAACGTAGGCAAGATATTCCGGTGAAGAGCGGTATCGTTTATACGGAAAGGTTTCAGCCTCAAAAGGAACTGGAATGACTTCGTCGAAGTAATTGCCCCGGTTGTTCTTGTAGAGCCCTTGAATGAAGCTGCGGTGTGCATGGGATTCAAACACCCGGTAGTTTGCGAAGGTCCCTTGATACCCGATGGAATACTCAACCCCGAAGCAGTCCTCGGCGAATTTGTCGAAAACCGGCTTGTGAGCAGAACCTCCGATAGACAGAATGAAGTCCCCGCGCTGTTTACGCTGCGCGATTGCGGAAATGGCTCGCCCGCACTGCGTTTCCCAGAGGAGCGGCGTTGGATGAAACCAGACCGCTTGATAGGGAACGCCATTGAGCAAGGTCTGAATATCGGCCTTACTGAGCACCGGGACAAGCTCAGTGCAGGGGGCCTCATTCTCCTCGCTGGCGTATAGATAAACCGTATGCCCCTGCTTGTATAGCATTCGGGCAAAGCGGATGGTGAGCGCGTTGAAACCGCAGAGTTCATACTCTGCGGTTGTCTGCGCGTTGGGGCAGGCGAGCAAATGAAATCGCATCACAAGGACAGTCCGGGAATCTCCCCGGACTGTCCACTTTCTTAGAAAGTGGTGATGACGTAAATAACCCCGGTCCCTCCGGCCCCGCCGGTTCCCCCGACGTTGCCCGTGAGGGTGCCCGCGCCGCCTCCGCCGCCTCCCCCGCCAGGAAATCCCCCATTGCCGCCGTCGCCGCCATTGCCGCCCGTGTGGCCTGCTCCGCCACCCCCGCCGCCTCCGGCAACGTATCCCGAAGGACCAGAAACCCCGTTCGTTCCGGTCCCGCCTTGAACAGCCCCGCCAGTCGCGTTAGAGAGGTCCCCAAGCGCGAGAGAATTGTAAGTGTGCCCGCCGCCAATCCCGCCAGGGTTGGCAGTCTGAGCACCAGAGGCCCCGGTCACAGCTCCACCGCCGCCCCCGCCGCCTCCGCCGAAAGTTGACGTGCCGCCATTGCTACCAGTTGCCGCAGTAGCGGCTCCGCCTCCTCCGCCGCCATACTCAGTGTGACCTCCGGCGACGTTGTTTCCACCGACACCGCCATGGCCACCTGCCTCATACGGAGATACTCCGGTCCCAGGATATCCGCCGTTACCACTCGCCCCGACAGTTCCATTCGCGCCAGACCCAGCTACGCCACCACCGCCAGCCCCGCCGCCGTTCGAATTCAACCGACCGCCAACACCTCCACCACCGCCGAAGGCTTTACAAAAACTCCCGGAAGTGCCAAAATACGCCGGCTGCCCGACTTGACCGTCCGTCGCAGTTCCGGTGTTTCCAGTTCCAGCCCCGCCAGATGCCGGCGCCCCTACAGACACAGGAACCGAGTCAGGAAGATAAGCCGCCGGGAAATAAAGCTGTGACCGAGCCCCGCCGCCAGCACCGCCGCCGCCAATCTTGGTGCCCGTAGTCGCGTTTGTCGCCGTGCTTCCGCCGCCGCCGCCGCCTCCACCGATGCAGATTACATACACTCCAACCGCGCCGGTCGGTTTGTTCCAAGTCCCTGAGCCGGTAAAAACCTGAACATCGCCAGTTGTCCCGCCGGCCCCTGACGCGCCGGTCGGACCCGTCGGGCCGGTCGGACCCGTCGGGCCGGTCGAACCTGTCGGACCTGTCGGCCCGGTCGGACCTTGCGCCCCGACCGAAATCAACGGGGTATGCATGTGCGAGTAGCGCGCGCTCCCGTTGTGAGAAAAACGAATAACCTTGGCGGCTACCGCCGTGGTCACTCCGTAAACTTTCAACACAATGCGGTCAGTGTCCAAAATGACGATATCGGGTTGAACGGAGATGACCTCAGTGAACGCAAGTGGCCCCGTGGTAAGAGTGGTCGAGGCGCCCGTAAACAATAGAGTCTCGGCCCCTCCAGAAGCCCTCTGGTAAACGTCGAACCGAAGATTAGAATTTCCGCCAGCCGTAGAATCTACATCCGCCCAGAAGTTGAAAACCCAATTGCCGGCGGGGATGACAGTTACCCCAGGGACGCCCGAAGGGGTAGCATAGGATTCGATGAGTGCCGCGCCGCCGCCGGAAGTCACTCCGGTTACTTGGTCAATGACCTCGCCAGTCGAAGTCGGGGAAGTGTCAATGACGAAATAACCGCCGATGTCGGAAGCGATGTCATCCAAATAGAAGATGGACCCTTCAATACCACCAGCCGGCCCAGTGGCCCCCGTCGAGCCTGTCGGGCCTGTTGGACCCGTCGGGCCTGTTGGACCCGTCGGACCTTGCGAGCCAGGGTATTGGTAGATAGTTACAAGCGCATTTCCGGGCCACAACGCCGGACCGCTTCCGTTAGACACGTCGGGGGAAACCGGAATCAAATATGAACCGGGCTCGTTGACCGAAGTTGCCGCCGTCACATCGAACGTCCAGTAACTACTTAGGTCGTTCACGTCCGCGAAAAGAATCTTGCTTCCGGATTGCAGCGCCGCGAGGTCTGCCGAAAAATCGCTTCCAGTGGCAGCATCCAGAGTAGCGACGTAAAGCTCCGTCACGTTTCCGAAAACCGAATCGTTTCCGCCCCACGTGTATTGATTCCACCCAGAGCCGGTCGTCGATGCCTCATAGAGGGACTCAAATTGCGGGTTGGCCGATACACCGTCCGGGCCGGTCGGACCCGTCGGACCCGTCGGACCCGTCGGACCTGTCGGCCCCGTGGCGCCGACTGCTCCGGTCGGGCCAGTCGGACCCGTCGGACCTGTCGGCCCCGTGGCGCCGACTGCTCCGGTCGGACCCGTCGGACCCGTCGGCCCCGTGGCGCCGACTGCTCCGGTCGGGCCAGTCGGGCCGGTCGGACCCGTCGGACCCGTCGGCCCCGTGGCGCCGACTGCTCCGGTCGGGCCAGTCGGGCCTGTCGGCCCCGTGGCGCCGATTGCTCCGGTCGGACCTGTCGGACCTGTCGGACCAACTTGACCGAGATTGTAGGGGGCCACGCGACGGACCAAAGGACCAGACGGACCGCTAATCAGCGCGGTAACGTATTGGACTGGGCCAGTTGAAACAGGTTTTTCGGAGAGCTTCATTGCAGTTCAAGGAAATTTCCAAGTTCATCTTGGAAATATTTCGGGGTGTCTTCGTCTTCCCAATACTCGCGCGGAACAGAAACCGGAGACGGGGGCTTCCGCCGCGAAATGCAAATCGTCGCCATCCGAGGGACAGCGCCGTCAACTAAGACCTCCGGAGCTTGGATGCGCCCAACAACGGGGCCGCAAAAACAGTTACGCGAAGCACTCATGCAATCCTCACATACAGGCACCGGCTTTGACCTCGGATGTAAGCCTTCCCACTAGTAAGGCAAGAAGCATACAAAGAGAGCGTGTGATTTGCGCTGTCCGTGGTGTGAAGGAAAGTAAGAGTGACAACAGACCGCATGTCTGGCAGAAGCCGAACCGTCTGGGTTGAGCTAGAGACATAATCGGCGTCGATGTCGTCATATACGGAAACCGTAACCGTATCCAACGGAGCCACAGCGGCAGCCGTCGAATCCATTTCGACATTTGCCGTGAACGTGACGAGATACGTCCCGAGGTCCGGCAGCGTAATTTCAGCCTGAACCGATCCGAGAACTACGGGAGCCAGAGTATCAGTGACGGTGTAAGGCGTGCCCGATCCAAGGACCTGCTCGTTAATTCCTGTGTAAGATGTTCCCGGGTCCCCTTGGTCTCCTTTATCACCTGTCGCGCCTTTGTCGCCAGTATTCCCCTTCGGACCTGTCGCCCCGGTGCTCCCCTTCGCACCTTTCGGCCCGGCGGGGGTGACGATATGCCCGGCGGAGATGTAAGCGGTAGGCGAAGATTTGAGTTCAACGACCGTCAAGAAAACCGTCCAGTCGCCGCCAATCGCAGTGATCTTGTGATATCCCGAATCTTCGACATAGACCGTCAACCCCTCGACAATAGCCGAGTTGGCTTGCATCTTGACACTCCACGCGCCGGATGTGGGCACATTGGCGCCTGTCAGCGTCACGGTGTATCCGTTATTTCCGTCAACGCCGGCATCACCTTTCTCCCCCTGTTCTCCCTGAAGCCCGGTAATACCGTCCTGAAAAAGCCGGAGAAAGTAGCACGCGAGCCCCTCGCCAACATCACGGGGGTTGGCTTCGAGACCGACCTCAAGGTCACAAGGCAGAATCCACCCGACGGCGCCATCAACTTCAGTCTTAGTGACGACCCCAAAAAACTGAGTAATGAAGTTGTCCAACGCCGACGGAAGCGACTCACAAGCCGCCGTGTTGGTAGTGCTCACCGCACACGGGTTTGACCCGCAGGGGACCGTTGTATTGCAATCGCCGCAACTCATTTTGTCAATTCTTTTACCGCGTCCTGAAGATGCTCGTCTTGAGCCGCTTTGTGGCTCGTCCGAAACAACTCTTTCACGCGCTCAAGCAAAGCCGGGTCAGACACTACGCCCCCAAGGGCGTCTTTGAAAGCTTCCCCGCCTTTAATAAGTTGCGAAACGGCGCGCGCTGTCAACTTCCCTCCCATCGCAACCGCATTGACCCCGAGAGCCACAGGCGGGTTGCTCATGGCGAACATCTTGAGAAAAGACCAGCCGATACCGAGCAAAATCAACCCGACAAAACCAACGACAACCACCATGAGAAGCCAAACGAAATACGGGATTTGAAGGAAGCCGGTGCCTTCTATCTTCTTCCCGATGTTCTCATCGTTTTTGTCCCGGAATGAGTCGAGTCGGGCATTCAACTTGGCAATAGCAACACGCAATTCCGCCGCGAGAGCCTGCGGGTCATCACCGGACGGGTCATGCTTCGGAGGACCGAGGCTTTCGGAAACCGCCTCTGTCAGCGCCTCAGTATCCCGCGCGGGGACCGTAACGGCGGGCGGGGCATTGTTTGTCAACGCCGCTTCCCGTGTTTCGCGGGCTTTTTGTGCGGCCAGAGCCGCCGCCCGCCGTTGAGTCTCTTTCTCTCGGTCGGTCTGTGTGGGGACGGCCTTGACCTTGTCTTGTCCAAACTCAACCCGCTTCGGGATGAGGGTGCCGCAACCAGTCAACCCGACCAGTAGCAGCGCAAGGAAAAAATTCTTCATTCAGGGGTGTCTTCGTTTCCGTCATCGTTCAGCAGTGCCGCGACTCCGTGTTTGTGCTCTGCCTTTTCGTTCTCAAGCTCCACTTTCGCCACTGCGGCAACGGCGTCCGCCGCGCGCTCGCGTGCTCGACAGGCTCGGACTGCGAAAGCCGTGCCGATGACGGACACGATGAACGACAGCACCGGGAGCCAGGGGGTAACATGGGCAATGAACGCAGTGACGCTAGCGAGGGTGCCCGTCCAACTCATTGCCAGCAAGGTAAAGGAATTCCTCATTGTGAAAAGGGCCGGACGCTTGCTCTAAAGCTCACGCCCGGCCCCCGACCTACCCCCAAAGGATTATTGCAACTCTTCGCCGGGGTCAACGCACTCCAAGTCGGCGTAACTGTCCGCACCTGTGTAAGTGCTCAGCGTATCGCAAACCTCAGAGATGAGCCCGAGATTCTGACAAGGCTTCTTGTAGAGAATCGGGACAATCCACTGCGGGCGCATCGGCTGGTAAGCCCGGCTGATTTGATACTGGTGCCAGCCGAAATCGCCACGGCTATTACAGCCGTTGTCGATGACATAATGCCAGTCGAGTTCGCCCATGTGCAACTGCGGCGCGAACTTGAAGCTCCCCTCGCCGACATACCGCTCGGGCACAAGGCGCTTGAAGGCATTGTCCGCCATCAAGAAACCAACTTCCCAATTCGCACCCCGCCACAAAGGATTCGCGCGAGCATAAGCGGTGTTCTTGACCGGATTCGCAATGTTGACCACAGGGTCAAGAAGGTCGAGATTCCCTTCGCCGTCGAAAGCGTTCGCACGAAGCGGGCGCTGGTCAACACCGAAAGCAAGACCGCGATACGCCGGGGCCTGCTCAAAAGAGTAAGCCGTAAGCGTCACTTCACCGAGCTTGTAGCCGCCGGAAGTGAGGGCATACATGTTGGCCAACACCCCCACCTGACTCCGCAGGAATTCAACCGCGTCGTCCGAACCGATGAAACGGAAATGGGGCATCCCCTTACTTCCGCCGTCATACATCTCGGCAAACAGAGCTTCCTTCATGTAGCGCGCGATGGCGTGCAACGTCTGGAAGGACAGCGGACCGGTAGGCGCGATGTTCGCAAACTGGACTCCGAGGTCAGTCTCGTTCCCGCCAGTGAACAGCGAGTCAAAGTCATACCCCGCAGCGCATACGAATTTCGAGGCAGACCGCAGATAAAGCTGCGCTCGCACATCGGAATTGATGTATTGCGTAATGAGCTTCCGCAGAGAATCCTCAGCAGCAACGTAACTGCCCCGGAAAGCGGAATAGCCCTTCTTCACGCACACTTTCGGACCCTTACCGCGCTTGCTCTCAAGCCGGGACACAAACTCGACGGTATCCGTCAAGTCTTGTTCGCCGTCTTCGCCGCAGATGTCCGAGTCACAAACGAAGGTCGGAATGGCGAGGGAATCGCCGGGAGCGGCCTGCATTTGAACGCTCGTCCGAATTTCGTCGCTCACGCCTGCCGGGAACGTCCCGCCCTGAATCACGTTAACAAAGGGGGAGTTTGCGGCGAGAGTCTTTGCAATGGTCCCGGTCATGCGTTCCGTGTCTTTCGTCGCGAAATCGCTGATTTGGTGGACCGTTAGGCACTCAGTAGCCATGTTGTCTATCTCCTGCTGGGGATTGTGTATCCGGCCCCGAAAATCCCGGACGTTGAGAATTGGCCCCCAACGACAGCGCCGTTGAACTGACAAACCGTCACCGCTCTCGCCAGACCACTGGCGCTTAGGTCGCTTCCCGGGAGGGCCTTCCGGGCAGACATTCAGGCTCTCAAGAATCCAGTTGCGGAAATCAGAAGGTTGTCAACGCGGCACGTGAGAAAAAACGTCCACGACCTTCCGGGTGCGTTGAATCTCTTTCACCCATTCAACCGTCCCAGGTTGGTCCGGGCGATTGAACTCGGGAGCATAATTCCACGCATAAGTTCTCTTGTCCAATGTCCGGGAATAGTTTCGGGCGTTCCGTTGCTGGGTGTAGCGAACCCCGAGAAAATGACAATGGAAAAGCTTGAATGACCAGAAGGTCGGAGGAGGTCGGTTGCCGGAAAAACCCTTCATCTTGTGCCGGCCCGCGACGAAATGAGTATCGCAATCCGGGTTGAAGATGATACTCTTGTCGTAATTCGGCGTCGGGACCCCTTTCGTGCAAAGCTGGTAAAACTGGCTTCGGGCGTCGTTCTTTGGCGGGCTTGCCGGCATCATTGCATATCCGCGCGAATGGAGCATGTCCCAACCAGCGCGCTTCATTTGATCTAGGAAAAGACGCGGCGACGGGTGCCAAAGCAATTCATCCACATCCGGCCACATGACCCAGTCAGCATGCCCTCGGGCCTCTTTATACCAATTGTTTTGGGCCTCAAGAAACCTCTCGTCATCCAGTCCCCGGTAAGGCCAATCCCGAAGCTCCGCGAGCGAGCAATCCTTCACCGCCTCGCGCGTGCCATCCGTCGAGTGCTCGTCCCAGACAATAATCCGGTCCGCGAAAGTCGAGTAATGACGCAAGAAGAATGGCATCATGTAGCCCTCTTGATGCGAAATGGTGAAGACCCAAATTTTCAAAGGAGAACAGCCCGAGCCTGGGAGAAAAGTGAATCATCTTTGACCCCGTGGATGAACCGGACGCCGCGCTCAACTCCTCGCTTCAGGCAATCTTTCTCGACGTGGCGGCGCCCGCAAACATTCAACATGGTGACGGTATTCGCCGAGCCCCAGCGAACAAAATCCGGGAATAGATAACAGTCCCAGCCGCGATTCATCGGGCATCCTTTCAACGACACGCCTCGGATGACGTAGTCAAGAAAATCGAAATTTCCACCGACGAAGAGATTTCCGTTAACATGGTCCCAGAAATCCCACGTCTCCGACCCCATGATATTGACGGTCCCACGCAGACGGTTAACACGGTCCCACTCTTCAGAAAGCTCACGAATCCATGTCTTCGTCAGCGGAACGCAATCCGCCTCGAAAGTCAGCATCGCTTTGTAATCGGGAGACCGCTGCGCTTTCTTCCATTGCCAAAGCCATTTCACCGTTTCAAACCAAAGCACCCAACACCCCCACGGGTGCCCAACTCCGCCGGTCGTCGCCTTGTGCTGGTGGACGTTGAATTTTCCCGAAACATGCCGAATGACTTCCGGGTCCTGCGGTTTCGCATCTTGTCGGGCCACAAAAAGAAAATCAGCAACCTCAGAATGCGCGGGCTCGATATTGGCGATGAAGCGGGCGATTTCTGCGGCCCTACGCCGGTCCCCTTCCCAGTATTGAAGGGCCAAGAGTATCTTGCGATTGTCAGTCATGTGAAAATCTCCCACGGTGCGCGAACCGTAGGCGGCTCCGTCGGTCGGGCATACTTGTGCCACACAAGCCGCGTTTCGTTCAACAACCCCAGAGCCCAAAGAGTGTCCGCAAGGTTCAAAAAAGCCGAGTCGATGAAATGAAGCTCTCGGGCGTGAAGGATTTCCGGCAGCCAATCCCAAAAGGACGGGCGCCGCGTAATGTCAACCCGAGTCCATACCGGAAGCCGGCGAGGATCAACCATGTAATGCCGTCGCGGGTCCTCATGGACGAGAAAAATGTTGTTTTTTGGGCGTGGGGTCAACGGGATGTTTGGGGAGTGAAATGAGCCCCATCGTGCATCGAAAGGGACGTTGGCTTGCCGATAAAAATCTTGATCCCAGACGGCTTTATTGAAGTTCTCCCCCCAGTAACCGAGCTTGATCGCCCCGGGCCACTGAGGAATCCAGTCGCCTTTCACAACGCTGACGCTGTTCGCCCCATAGACCTGAATCCGGTCGTCATCGGAATACATGAGCCGCACATCATCTAAGTAATCGCGTCGGGTAAGAAGGAGAACCGGATTCGGGATCCTTTCGGCAAGGTATCGAACGAGCCCGTTGCACACAATGGCGTCTCCCATTTCGAGATGTGGAATGATGAGGAGCTTCTCCGGCGGGCAAGGAACAGGAACCGCCAAAAGACTCGGCTTGCTCATCGTCCCCTTGATCGTTATTGGAGCCTGATCTTTCGTCTTCGACAAAATCACCGGACGGGACAAGCCGCGTGGATTTTTTACCAACGTTGGCATATTAGGTTTCCTTAGTATTTTTTGGTCCGTAAATGATGTTTCCCATGTGCCCACAGACAAGCCCAAGATCAACATACGGCTGGTGCCCCGCCTCCGCCGCGCGAATACAAAAAGTCACGTCTTCGCCCATGCCCAACTTCGCGCCATTCCGGTTTGCCGCCGCGCCGTCTTCGAGAATCTTCAGCGCGTTGTAAGCATCCTCGGAAGTCAATCCAGCGCCTTTGTCCGGTCTCAAAACCTTCCGAGCCCGCTCGATTGTTTCGAGCGCCTTATGTTGCGCCGGAGTGAACCACTGCCCGCCGCTCCCGTCAGAGCCTCGGGCAAGATTGGGATACCTCTTCTCTATGTCAAGAAAAACGTCGCGATGGATCAACATGCAGCCAGTTCCGACCCAGCGAGTCGGCTTGATGTGATCCACAGGGACCATCTTGCGAACCGTCGCCGCCTCTTGCGGATCATTCATCCCCTCGCAATACATCGCCTTTCCGTTAGCGTGCCGGCCCCAATAGACCGCGCCAACAAGTTTTTTTCCATGCGACAGAAGCCGGTTCAGCGTGTGCATTCCCGCAAACTTCTCTGGGAAATTGAATCCAGTGTAACTGTTGAACCACTTGGCATTCCCGAAGGGACACACCACGTCGTCATCAAGCGTAAGCATCCATTCAAACTCACTGCGGAGAAAATAATCCCCGACCTTGTTCCGAGTGTGAATGACGAAAGCGTCGCCATGATGGAGCAGAATTCCGACGCGAGAGCGGTCAATCAGTCCCATGACGGAGAACGCCGTCACGGGGCTGACACTCTTATACCACGGCAAAGCGATGAGAACGCGCGTCTTCGCCAAGCCGGTAGGCTGGACGATGTCGCTCATTACTTCAAGTTCGCAAAATGGGCGTCAATCGCCATCTCGGCGTTGGTCGAGAAATTTTCCCTCGCACCGGGCGTCGTTTTCTGAACCGTCGGAGCACCGCCTTCGCGCTTCATCAAACTGCCGGCCTTCAATTTTTCGAGTTTGGCCGTCGCCTCTTCCAGTTGCTTTGTCAGCGCCTCAACTTCCGCCTTGTGCTTAGCCTCGACGCCGTCGAGCGCGGCCTTGACAGTCGCATAATCACGCTTGAGCCTGAGATGGTCCGCCGCGCCGGCCAGCAACACCGCGCGCATCTGCGGAGAATCATCGGTGAGCGCATCACCCAGAACTTTATTGACCCCTTCGAGCCAGGAGTTGTGATCCATCGCGGCTTTCTTGGCGGCTTCATCGGCATTGTCCGCAGGCTTCTGCGGAGCCATCCACGAAAATTGCCCGAGGAATCCGAGAAGAAGCTCTTTCGTCTCGGTATTATGCTTGGTCGAGGCTTCGACGAATTCCTTTTCGCGAGTGGCAACGTATTGATCCACGTTGGCTTTCGCGGCTTCGATGGCGCGCTGCTTCTCGAAGGAAAGGGACTTCAATTCCGCGAGCTTGGTTGTGATGACCCCCTGAGCCGTCGGATTTTCGAGCTTGGCGAAAAGCTGCTCCCAGTCAATCTTAGCCGGTCCGCCGAGGCTTTCAATCTTCTTGATGTGCTCATCGGTGACTTTCCCCGTGCCCTTCAACTCGGAATAGATGAAGTCCTTGACAAGCTTCGCGCGGTCGTCGAACGTCTTGAATTCCGGGTCTGCCTCAATGTCGAGAGTCTTCTTCCACTTGCGAAGGTCCGCGAGTTCCTTCTCAGCGGCTTGGAGTTTCTCCAGTGCAACAGCACTCGCCGTCTTCTCAGACAATTCCTTGACTTGCTTCTCAAGGTCCGCAATCTTCTGATCCCGGGTAGAGAGGTCTTGCGCCGCGCGGGCCTTCAGCGTCGCGAAGGCTTGCGCGCTCTGGCCGCGAGCCGTCGGCGGAAGTTGCACGTCCTTGTAAGGGTCGTGCGCTTGCGCCTTCTTCACGTCCCCTTCTTCCTTCGCCTTGGCGGCAGCGGCATCGGCGTCGGTCTTGGCCTTGGCGTCCGCGTCAGTCTTGGCCTTGGCGTCCGCGTCAGTCTTGGCCTTGGCGTCCGCGTCGGCCTTAGATTTGTCGTCAGTCGCGCCGGCCTTCTGCTTGTTAGCATCGTCGGCAGCGGCAGATTTCGCCTTCTCTTCCTCTTCCTTCCGCTTCGCTTCTTCCTCTTCCTTCCGCTTCGCTTCTTCCTCTTCTGGAGTGAGCGCGGGTTTCAAAAAGTTTTCAAGCGCGCGGTCCACATCGGCGATGTCCTCGGCGGTCGGTCCGGGTGTGGCGAGCGGATCGCCAAGAGTGTCAAGATTTGGGTTTGGGGCAGGCATGATTTACTCTTTCTCGTCATCGCTGGTGAGCTTTGCACCCTTCCAATAACGGTCATCGTCCAAGGGAGGGTAAGCCGTCGGCTCCTCAACGTTAGTATTCTCGATTCCCGCCGTGAGGCGCGATAGCGCACGGACACAAGCGAGGTATCCTTCTACCAGCTTGGCCCGGAGGGCGACACTATGCGGCTCCTCGCCGCCGAGAGTCGGCCCCTCTTCAACCAGTAACGGGAAAATCTTTCGTCCAGTCGCGGAATTCAAAAATTCGCGAAAAGCTGAAACGTCGTTTGAATCCCAAACGGGACTCGCTTCAAAGGGGTTGGTCGAAATCATATTACGCCATTTGCTCGGGAGGAACTCCCGGCGGGACTCCGCCGGCATCCGCTGACGGGGGCTGCCCGCCTTCCAACTGGTCTCTTTGCGTAGCGAGGGCCTCGGCTTCAGCGTCCATCCGCTTCAACTCCTCGATGATTCCGAGGACCTTCTTGACCTGGGCGGATTCCGCCGAATACTCCGCCGGTTTCGCTCCGAGTTGCAGCGCACGCTGAATGTGCTCGTTCGCGTGCGCGGCGAGAGCTTCAAGGACCGCAGTTCCGACTGTCCCTTCATGAATTCCTTGCGCAGTCTGCAACATCAGGGGGATGACCATTTGCAGATGAATCTTGTGGTTGTCGCGAGGCGACACGGGGACCGGCTGCCCAGCCGTGAGGGCTTGCAATTCGAGTTGCTGCAAGCGAGACTGTTCCGCTTGTATCGTCGGGTCCTCTTCAGGCAAGAGCAGCGCCTCCGCCGTCTGCGCGTCAATCAGCGCCGTGATTTTCCGCTTTTGAAGTTCGCGCTGGTTGTAAAGCGGATTTCCGGCGTTCTCCGTCGCGAGAGCAACCATTTGCTGCCGCTGAATCGGGGTGAGGTCCGCGATAGTGGACGCAACAGGCGCCGCCGCGAGTTGGTTCAATTCGTCGCGAGTCATCACCTTGAGCAAACGCTTTTGCATCTCTTTGGCATCCTTCTCGACCGTATCCGGATCGCAGAGGCGTTGCTGAATAAGCGACATCATGCTTGCGAACTGCTCAAGGAAGCGTGAAATCCGGGAGTCCTTCCCTTCCTCTTCGCGCGACGCGAAAAGGTCCACTTGTGCCTTCGTCACGCGCTCGCCCTTGAGCACGCGCGGGGACACAGCGCCGATAAGCTGGTCAACCAACATACCGAGGTAATCGTCGAGCTTCAGAAAACCCTCAACGTTGCCGTCGATTTTTTGCTCAAGAACGTTGAAGCCAGCGGCAACAAGGATCGCGTTGCCCACAACAGACATCTTGAACCGCTTGAGCATCTTCTCATCTGCCTGGATGAACGTCTTGCCCGACATTACCAGTCGATCAACTACTTCATTGCGGCAGCGGTCAAGGATTCCAGCAAGCTCATAAATCTCGCGGCCAATTCCCTTTGAGCCGTGCATCTTGCCATTGCCCTTCTGGAAACTGTAGAACGACATCACCGAAGACATGCTTTCAAACCGCTCGTCTTTGTGATATACTTCGGTCAAGGCGTCGCCGGCCAGCCGCCAGTGAGACACCTTGCCATTGACTTCGACCGCGAGGAGAGAGTAAACCGTGATGACCTTCGCCGAGTTCTCGAAGGAATACCCGAGATTCAACTCGCGCCGCATGTCCTCATAAACACGGCTCCAATCAGAGAACTGCGAGCGGACATTTTCCGGCGCTGCTTCATTGATTGCCTTGGTTGTGTTCTCGATATTCCAACCGAGGTCCGCCGCCCTCTCTTGGTCATCAATCTCCTTGAAGAGTTCGTGCGGGAGATACACTTCCTTGAAGACGACCACTTGCGCCGAGTCAACAAGCTGCGATGTTCCTTTCGGCAAGAAAAACTCATCCTGTCGAAAGTGCTTCGGAAACCAAGTAAACTCGTCCAACACAGCAGGGATGGTGAAACCAAAGAGCGCGTTTTCCATCGCGATGTCTTCGATGAGGATTCTCCATCCCTTGCGCGCCCGGCAGGTCGTCGTAATCTCGTTGCGAAAAACGTCGGTCTTGTGAGCCGCGCCGTCCATCGACTCCGGAAGCGAAGCGTTAGTGAGATATTTGAGCCCCTGAACAGCTTCCACAAAACGCGGGGCTACTTTCTCGATCATCTGCGGCAACGGCTTCGTTGTGAAGTTGCTCCGCCACTTCAAACCCTCGGCTTCAAGCTCCGCGTTCTTGTAAGGACGCTCGGCGTTGTATTTCGCCATGATGCGCCCGTTGATTGTCTGGCGGTCTCGGTCCCCTTCGAGTAAGGACTTGACCACCCGGCGCGCTTGATCGGCGTCTTTGATTGACCGAGTAAAGCTATCACTCCCCGGCCTCAATTCCGGGCTGTTGGTCAACCCGTCCGGCGTCGGGGGCGGGGTTTGCACGTCGCTTGTCATCTTAGTTCTGTTCCCGCAAGGCGAAAATTGTCAACTTCGGCCCCACCAGCGCGGCCAACGTCCCTCGGGGCACCATTCCGTTGCCAGAGAACACTTCAACGCGACAAAACAAGTGCATCTGTCGCACTGGTCGAGCGTTTTATCGTGCCAGGGACACGCCCGACATTTCTGAAGCCGAAAATCCTCGATTTCGACAGGCACAACCACCGGGGAGCCGGTCAAAACACCCCAAAGGACGCGACAGAGAGCCGAAAACGCTCGAAAAGGGTTAGGGAAGCTCACTTTTGGCGCCTCCAACACGCCGGGGGCAGGTTCTTGTTGTCAACCGGGGGCTCGATGAGGAGAATTGCCGTCGGAAGATCGTTTCCGAGCACCGAGCACGCGTGAAAACCATCCCAGACCGCTCTTCGACCCTTGTTGATGACCTTCCGGAGGGCTCCGATAGCGGTCTCGCAAGGCGAACAAACTCCTTTAATGTCTGTCCGAAGAGGACAATTGGCGCAAATCACCCTTCGCTCGCCGGCTTCCCTCTCCGAAGCGTAAGAGAGCTTGTCAGCCCGGGCCTCCCGACTCGTTTTTGAGAGCCAACCAATAACCAGAGTCTTGAAAGTCGAGGGCGGGCGGGGTTTTTCCATCTTCCCGCGCTTCTCACCGCAGTAACTCGGCATACGTTCGCACGCCTGAGCATTCACCTCGGCCTTCACGTCGCCTTCAGGCGCTCCCTTGAGCTTCCGATACCTAATCACCTGCCTGATTAGCGCGGTCCAACTCTTGCCAACGTGCCGAACTCCATCGGCATCTTGGAACCAGTAGCCATCTTTAGGCCGAAGATTAAGATTTATGACTTTCATACCTCTAAGCTGTCGAACTTATTCGACGAATCAACATGACAATACCCCTCATCACCCTCGCCGTCGGCGTCCTCCGCCGAGGCGCTCAACATTCCAAGGGTGACTCCGCTCGCCATACGAGCCGCATGAACCAAAAGGGTGAGGCCGTCCGCTTCGTCCGGGGACTCGAAGCCTTTGGCAATATAATCCTGCTTCGATTCCACACGGATTTTTGTTCCCTGCTGCGAGTAGAGTCGGGAAGTCATCTGCCCGAAGAGGTCCTCCGCCTCGATTTCGGGAGAGATGAGGATATACTTGAACTCAAGCCAGCGCCGCAAAGCAAACCAAAGTTCCGAGTTCATATACGTGAACTCTTCGCGCGGCGTCAATTGGTCCTCGACCATGATTTTCCGCTCCGTCGCACTCTCAGAGTAATTCACACCCATGACCTCGGGGGACCAATCAGAACGCAGCAGGTCGAAAACACCCTGCCCGTGGCCCGTGCGGTCCACGCAAAGCCACGCGGGCCGGACCGCCAAGCCTCGGGAGGTCTTGACGATGGTGTCCTTCATCTCACTGGTCTCGCCCTTCGGGAGCTTGAGCAACGCACTTACTTGGAGCGCCCAGCGCGGGACCACTTCACCGCGCACGTTCTTGAAAAGGACCTCAGCAGAGACCGGATTTTCCGGCGTCGGGGGCAGGCGCATCCCGACCGCCCGGCCCCAGAGCCCGTGACAGTAAATGCACGCGGATTTCCCACGCAAGGCAAGATCGTTCCCGGCAACCGGCGTCGGCTTGTCGAGCCAGATATACGTCCCCCGGATGTTCTTGAGGAATCCGCCGGGGATGACGCTCATTGACACACCCTGCGGAGGATACATCGCGCGAACGAAAGTCCAGTATCCGGGCGAGTTTGTGCCGCCGGAGTTGGCGATGATTCGGTCAACGCCCGCCTTCGTCTGAAGCCCAGGAAAAACCACCTTGCCGGCGATGACATTCTCGCTCGTCAGCGCGTCGAGCCGGAGAACCTCCCAACCGCGTTTACTACGCCAGCGAAAATGCTTGTCCGGGTCGATATTGTCCCAGCCAAAAGTAGGTTCGGCCCGCTGCCCCGCCGGCCCGCCCTTATCCGCCGGGTTGAACGCCCCGAACATCTTGAGCCCCTTTGACTGCTCTTCGTCAAGGTTGCTCATCACGTTGTCAATGTCAGACCAGATGCCCGCCGGGACGTTCTCCAACTCGTCGAGGAAAATCATCATGCGGGAGAGCCCGCCAAAGACTGGATGCGCCTGCGGCCTGGGGAACCGCTTGGCGCCTTGCAGCCGGCCCGCCCGCTTGTTCTGCCCAACAGGCACAATCACCCCACAGATGGACGAGCGCCGGTCCCGCCGGTCGAGCCCGATAAACAAGCTCCCAATCTTGCCGGGGAGCGGCAACGTAGACCCCCGATGCAGCGCAACGAGATGCGAGAACAGGTTGGCTTGAAGATGGTCCTCGGAGGGGCCGATGACGCGAACTGTCGTATAAACGGGGTCGCTCACCCATTCCATGAGCAGCCGCACGCCCATGGTATAGGACTTGCTCATTGAGCCGGCGCCCATCATCAAACCAAAATTCGCCTCATCGAACAGTTTCCACACATCCCGAGTCGCACGGGGCCGGGGGTCGAAAAGCTTCTCGTTCCACAACAGTTGAGCCGCCTCTTCAAGTCCGCCGTTGGCCATGAGCCATTGAAAAAGCTCCATGAGTGACGCGCGGGCGCGGTCGGGGTCTGCCGGGACCGGAGACTTCAGCTTGCAGAAATCATAGAAACGCGCCGCCGCCTCCCGAGGTTGATCCGCATGGACGAGCCGGGTGACCTCCCGGACCATGTCCTTCATTGGGCCTGGGGCAAGCATCGTCAGTAAATCCGGCGCCCGCAGTCGAGAATGACCCGGTGCTTGGGCTTGCAGTTGCA